CTATGCAACTAATCTTAATCTGGGCTCATTTTGCGAATGTTCCGTAAATGTACCGTAAATTTCGACCTTGTTTGCGTGTTCCAATAAGTGTTCTGCATTTAAATGAGCATACTTTTTAACCATTTCTAAGGTTTCCCAGCCGCCTAATTCTTTTAATGTGAAAAGTGGTGTTCCTGCTTGAACGTGCCAACTCGCCCAAGTGTGGCGGAGATCGTGAAAGTGGAAATCAGATAATAAGCATTTTTTTGTAGATAAATTAAATGCTTTTCGGTTAATATCCTGTAAAGGATTACCGTTTCTGCCCACAAATACATATTTAGAATGGCGGTGGCGGATAGATTCAAGAAGTTTTATGGCTTCTTGGTTTAATAATAGCGATCGTGCCTTACCTGACTTTGCAACATCATTAGTCACGATTGCTACTTTCCTTTCAAAATCTATCTTATCCCAAGTCATTGTTAAAATTTCTGTCCGTCTTGCTCCTGTCATCAAAGCAAATTTGCAGATAGACTTCATCCAGTCGGAACTCAATTTATCTATGAGCTGTTTTGCTTGCTGTTTCGTGATCCAACGCACTCGAATTGGCGGTTCTTTCTTTTTCTGTATATATGGCACAGAATCCAGCATACCGAGCTTATGAGCGATATTTAATACTCTCAATAAAGATTTCACATACTTGTTTTGCGTACTATGAGATAATGGGTTCTTAGTATTCGCATTCTTTTTTGGGATATTTAAGATAATTTCTTGTGCTGTTAAAGAGCTGAGCTCTCGCCCTGCGAATTTAGAGAGCCAGTATTCTGCGTGTCGCTTTTTCGTGGCTTTATCCTTTAATTCTTCAGCGGAACGGACATAATGTAATAAAGCATCTTCGAAGATGTATTTTCTCTTTGTTTCGAGCTTATCTTCTGCCCACATTTCTTGCTTGAGTTTGTCGTGATACTGCTGTGCTTCACGTTTTACAAGCGTGCGAGTGCTTCTCTTAATTCTCTTGCCGTTTGGGGTTGTGATATCAACCCACCACGGACCGTTTGCTTTTCGTCTGTAGATCGACATTTTCTTTTCTCCTCGACCGACAGAGATACCCCACGGTCATTATTCGCTTGTTTTTTTACTCGGTCAAGATCTGATCGTTTAACCCGCCAAACTTTAGATCCTGCCATTTTAAAAAATCCCCAATCTGCTAGGTGCTGGCGGACGGTATTTGGGTGGCAATTTAACTCTTTGGCGACTTGGTTAATTGTTAAATGTTCTATGTGTGTCATTCTTTTTACCCAATAAAAAACCTAGCTTTCGCTAGGCTTGTTCGTTGATCCATAAAATAAAACCGCCCATAAAGAGCAGTTGGTTGTGGTTAAAAGTTTGCTAATCGTTGTTGATTAAGCTGGGGTAGGGCTTGTTCAATGAATGGGTCAAGCCACACGTTAAACTCGTGTGCGATGTCGTAGCCTTTCCCTGCGATGTCATTTCTAACATAACGTGGAATACCTAAATCTTCGTATAGTTTACGGTGGAATACTTCTACTTCTTTTGCAAAGGCTCTTGCTCTTGCTAGGTATTTGGCAATTTGTTCTGCATCTAAACCTGTAATGGTGATGTCTTTTTTACTGCGGTCAATCGGACGATATTGATTGCCGAGTGTGTTTAAGAAGTTGATAACGTGTTCAAACATTGTTTGCGGTAGTTGGTCATACTTCGCTACGTTAAAAGTGCTTTTGAGCCGAGAGTAGATTTCTTGCCAGTGTAATCCTGTTCGATAGTGAGCCTGTTGTACCGCTTCCTGTATAGCTCGTTGTTGCTCAGGGGTGATTGTAAGCGGTGCGATTTGTTGTTCATTTTGCGAAATTTCACGATCAAGAATATCCAGCACCCATTTGCGAAAATCTTTGGCGACTTTGGTGCGGGCGAACATTGCGATAAGGTGAGCTCCACGCAAAGAGAAGACGCGAACTTGTTGTTTTCCGCCTGCGGTTTGCAGTTCGATAAGTGCGGTCATTTCTGCGGTAAATTCGTCTGCGTTGCGGTCGTAGATTTTTACGATTGCTTTTGTAGGATCAGCGTATTCTAATGCTGTACCTAAATCGTTTGCTGTTAAGAATGTGTGGTTGTTTTTATTGATAACCGAAAGAGTAGTGTTTTGAAATGTTAATGTAGTCATTTTATTGTTCCTTGTGTTTGTTTTAAAACTCATCACAAGCTACTGCAATAACTGGTGATGAACTGGCTAAGGTTTGCAGTAACCGTTACACAAGGAAGACGGCAGATCTTTCGATCTCCTTAACCAGCCCATCATTGACTACTTTAAAAGGGTTCCCCAATTTGGGGCTACCTTTGAAAAGTTTGATTTGACTAGATTTCGGCTATAAAAAAATCGCCATTAGGCGACTATCATTATTACCGCCACTTATTCTTTCAGGACTGCGATTCCGACTTTCTGTTGAAAGTGGGGTATCTTAAATTAAAGGGCGGTGGGTGTCAATACTAGATAAAACAAAGGGGAGCCTTTTAGCTCCCCACTTCACGATTAAGTTAGCTTGTTATCGCTTTGCTTAATCGACCAAACATTTTTCAGCTTGGTTTTACAAGCCCCTTTCGGGTTCACTGTTAATTTAACTTAACTTTAAGGCTTTAGCAACTGCTTTTTTGATATTTGCAAAATCTTCATCATCGATCACAGGTACGACATATTCACGTTTTTTTAGCTTATAACGATCTAATCTTGATAATGATACTGTATAAACCATATCACATTTAGCCCAACATTGAATATTGCTTTTATCAGGTAACGGGTTATTAGGCATTGGGTAGTGATAGGGCTCTAATGGCTCCGGTTTGGTAGTACTTAATGGCACAATGGTAACCAATTCGCTATTTTTCTTGTGCTTTGATATAACGACAACAGGACGAGTTTTCACCATTTCAGGGGCAATAAAACCCGAAAAATCGCACATTACAACGGCTTTTTCTTTAGGTTGATATTTTAATGCCATTTTAAAATCCTTGTAATAAAAAAGCCGTAAAATACGGCTTGAAAGTGCGGTTATCTTAATCCTAATTGGCGGTGGGTGTCAATATCAATAAATTATATAAATAATACTTGTATTTTGTTTTTATTATTTATATAATGAACTTGTTTTCGGAATGGTTCTGAAAATGAGAAGCCCGACTGAAATCGGGCATTTAAAAAAGGAGCTAGGATTATGTTTTGGAAAATCGCAATCCTAGTTATCTTGTTAGTGGTAAGCTCAAATGCTTACTAGTTAATGGATAACCCTGCGGGGGATATGTGAGAGTGTCCCCCAACGGCTCCTAATATAACAACTTCAGTTTTAAAAATCAACCAAAGGTAATAAAAATGGCAAACGCTCAAACAGAACATTCTCGTAAACTTCGTGCGGAAACTTCACGCCGATTAAATGATAAAGCCTTAGCGGAAGGTAAGGCACGCCGTATTTTAATGCAATTATCTTCGGAAGTTGCCGATGAATTTGATGCCATTTGTGCTGAAATGGGTGTTTCTCGTCCACAGGCGATCAAGGCTTTATGTGCGTTGTATCGGGGGAAGTAGGGGAGGTTTTTTCTCCTGTTAAAAATTAAACCCCTGCCCGTGTGTTACGACTTTTTCGATTTCTTCGTAGCGGCGGACGTTAAATTTCTCAAACTCTAATACTTTGACTAGGCTTTCTGCTTTAGCCTTGAGTTGTTCGAGTTCTTGCTGTTGTTTGAAATTCTGTGCGACAAGTTCTGAAATGTGTTCGTTTGCTCGAATAACGGCAAGGGCTTGCCGTGAGCAGAGTGTTACATAATAGTTTAACTGCTTACGCAGTTTGAAAGGATTGAGGGTTTTCATAGTGGTTCCTTTGGTCAATCGAGTTAGTTAAGAATTCTACTTTGAGCAACTTCGATCAGTAGTTTGTATTCGTGATGGGTCTTGTCATCGTGGACTTCTTTTGATTTTGATAAAAACTCGTCCACCGTGCCTGTAAAGCAACCACGAGTAACAATTAACCCAAATTTTCCATTAAAGACCGTAAGCGTTCCATTTTCTGAGCCTACATTACTTGCCCAAAAAATCATTTTGCGTTCAGAGATAACTGCAAAAGATCTCACCCGAGCATCACCGAACACCCGAGCGATATCGTACACCCGAGCATCACCGCACACCCCAGCGTTACCGTACACGCAAGCGTCACCGTACACCCGAGCATCACCGAACACCCGAGCATTACCGTACACCCGAGCATTACCATACACCCGAGCATTACCGTACACCTGAGCATTATCGTACACCCGAGCATTACCATACACCCCAGCGTTACCGAACACCCAAGCATTACCATACACCCCAGCGTTACCGAACACCCGAGCATTACCGTACACCATAGCATTATCGTACACCCAAGCATTACCGCTATGATCTAAATTCTTTTCGGTTTCGATATAACCGCCTAATTGGCCTGCTCCAACTAAACCAAATGTAATAAGTGCTTTAATTCGATAGAGCGTTCTGCCGAAATGTTCTACTGTGTCATCTTTGAGTAGTTCGTATTTCTTTTGTGTAGTTTGTTCTGTCATTTTTAATTTCCTTGCAATAAAAAACCGCCTGTATTGCTACAAGCGGTTGGTTTTCGTGAAAATGTTGCAATAAAAAAGCCACCGTAAAAACGATGGCTTAGTGAAATAATGCTTGATTTAGTTAGATAACTAACTTATAATAACTTTGTTTTCAGTAATAATGCTGAAAACGAGCTGGGTCTGACCTTTAATCTACCCAACTTTGAAGAGGATAATCAAATGTTTAAATACATTATCCTAGTTATCATCTTGTTAGTACTTAGCTCGCCAGCTTACTAATTTGATGATAATTTAACGAGAGGGAGAAATCTCTCTCGTTCTTCAAAACTAATGTTAAGGATTTATTATGGCGATGTCAAGAACCGAAATTGTTAAACGCAGTGAGGAAAAACACGGTATTAAACTCAAAGCCTTCAAACTTCCTTTAGTTGTGATTGCTGAAATTGAGCAGTTAAGTACAGAGTTAAATATTCCACAAAATCAGTTGATTATTCAAGCCGTTGAGCTGTTTAAGCAATCGCAGAAAGGGGCGTAATGCCCTTTATTAAAACGCCCTCAAAACTAAGGGCGTTGCCATTAATTCACTTTCAACGCCTTCAGCGTTTCAATAAATTGCGGAATGTACTTATCAAAGGCTTTCATCAACACAGGATCGGGGTTTTCGGTGTGGATAAAAAGCGTTTGTTTTTGATATTCAGGGCAGTAGCTGACAAAATCCCAACTGTCATAACCCGTAACCCATAAGGCGACTTGTACCTGTATGATGTACTCGCTGGGTACCACGCCCTCAATGATATATTTGATGTGGGTTTTCATTTTGGGGCATTTGATTTCTAAGCCTTTTCGTAAGGTTGGGATAAGTCCATCGGGGCTTACCATCATATCTTTGTCGGCATTGCGATATACACCACCAACCTGAACAACATCATTGCCTGTGGCGAACTCATACGCCATTCTTGCTTGTTCTTCAAGCTGATTACCTCGCAACATATCGCTGGATTTAAAGCCTTCTGTTAAGCCCTCAATGCTTTCTGCGACCAGTTCGGCAAGGTAGCTTGTCCACGCACTTGATTTTTTACCGCTTGGGGTGACGATATTTGACACCCCTGTTGCAGTAGGAATACCTAATCGTGCGGTGAGCCATTCTTCTGTGCCTTGCTCACAGTTGAGTGTGATTAGGTTTTCTATCATAACGGTATATTTTCCCCTAGGTTTTCGCTTTGTGCATGTGATTTATCAACACGCTCATTCAAGATTTTGATTAAATGTTCAGCTTTGTCTTTCGGTAGTTGATCAAGGCTGTTTACACCATAGTACGCAATAGCTTTGGCGACATCGGTTTGTGTAATTTGGATAAGTTGATCGAGTTGTTGGCGTTGTTCATCAGTGATCCTAACAACGCCATCTACATCGATTACGGTTTGTTGTGGTGAAGCTGGATTAATAGGCTCTTCAGTTATCTCATCAGCAGTGATTACACCGCCCAATTCATCAGGAAATGCTTTACGCAATGCACCCGCTTCAGCACATTTAGCAAGCTGCCCTCGAGGGCGTTTCGTCCACATTGAATTAACTTTATATTTTCCTGTTCGTTGTTTGCCTTCCCATATTTCTGTTATTGCACAGGCTTCAGTAAAATACTCAGTATGAGAAAATGCACAGCGTTCACCATTAACAAAACGATAAACAGTTACTTTGCACCATTCAGGAGCATTCACACCAAGATATTCTATAGTATCGCCAAATACAGGATCATCTTGCCCTGCCATTTGCCCGGTACGAAATGCTGTAATTCGTTGTTCATAAATACCCGGCATAATTACATCACGCCATTCTTTTTCTGCTGTTTTTGCATCCGTTACGTTCATTGGTACAATATGACAAGGTTTCTTGAGAATATCCATTTTACGAGCCTTGCAATAATCAATCGCAAGTAAAATACTTTCGTCTTTCGCACCAGGGAAAATGCTGTTTTGTAATGTACTCCATACTGCGTGGTCTATGCCACGTTCAGAAAGTGCGGTTTGAATGTTGGATGGTAAGTTTGTTGTCATAATTTATCCTTATTTTGCTTTATTAAGTGAAACACAATCCCCAAACTTCGCTTTAAGCTCACGAGCAATATTAACAGCGTGGGATTGAATGGTTTGATTTAATCGAATGGTTATCACAAAATCCCCTAAAGGCTCTGTGGTTTCCGTTTTTGCAAAATCCTGTGGATTTTCGACCGCTTGTTGCTGTGCCATTTCATCTGCAATAGCTTTTGCCTCCGCTTGAACTTTTTCCGCCTCAGCTTTTGCTTTAGCCTCTTGTTCTGCCTTGGCTTTAATTTCCGCCTCTCTCTGTTCTTCTTCGGCAATGCGTTGCTGAATGATTGGCTCTAACTCTTCTTCCCCTGCAATCAACACTAACCAGTCTTTAAACAGGTATTCGTAATGAATAGGAATTAGCTTTCTGCGTGCGGAAATTCGAGCTGCCTCCGCTCCGACTTCTGCGGTAATTGCGGTTTCTTCGGCGTTCACCGCACTTGTTAAAGTTGCCAGTGTACTTCTACGCTTGGTTGCTTCTTCAAGGCGTTTTTTGATATTTTCCTTTGGAATATTACGCTCAAGGGCAAGCGATACATCGCTTTCGTGACTGCCTTTGATTGTTAAAATTGACCCTATCCCAAATACACCCATTTCAACTTAACGGTGATCGTCTAGGCGATCATCAAAATCAATCATAAATCGATTCATCGCCAGTTTCCAGTTCTGAATCGGCATTGTCCATTTTTTTGATGCATCTTTAATCGCAAGCCAAATCACTTTGAAAACTGAATCATCCGTCGGGAATACATTTCGTTTTTTAATCACGCGACGAATCACGCTATTAAGCGATTCCACGGCATTCGTGGTATAAATCGCTTTACGAATATCAGCCGGATAATCAAAAAATGTGGCAATATTTGCCCAGTTATCTTCCCAGCCCTTCGCCACAAGCGGGTATTTTGTCTGCCATTTTTGCGAAAGTGCGGTCAGATTTTCGCGAGCCTGTGCTTCCGTCGGGGCTTGATAAACCTGCTTTAAATCTGCGGTGACGGCTTTGTAATCTTTCCACGAAACGAATTTCAAGCTGTTACGCACTAAATGCACAATGCAAAGCTGAATCTTCGTTTTAGGATAGACTGCATTGATGGCTTCCGGGAAGCCTTTTAAACCGTCTACACAGGCAATAAAAATGTCTTTCAAGCCTCGATTTTGAAGCTCTGTCAGCACATTCGCCCAGAACTTCACACCTTCATTTTCAGCAATCCAATCACGGTCACGAGGCGTCTCAATTTCTATCTCACCTTCATCACAAATGACGGTCTTAGATGTGTAACCGTTACGTGCATTTTTACCTTTTCTAGGCTGATGTTTTTCATAACCAAGATGGTCGGTCAGTTCACCATTTAACGCAGCCTCGACGGTGATTTTCTTGAGCATCCGTGAAAATTGATTGAGGTCTTCCGGTGTTTTTAGATTTTTGGCAAATTCCGCTGCCAAGGCGTGAAGTTGTTTTTCGTTCATAATAAAATACCTGTGTCTGAATGTATTATCTCAGAAACAGGTATTTACACAAATTGTGGGAGAGGCTCCATTGATGATATTTTGAATGTTTGGGTTCGTCGCTGGGCTTCTCATCGTGGGTGCCGTGGTTATCCATCATTACAATCCTTTATGCCTGAGGCGACTGCTCAAATTACCAAGTATAGTATTGATGAACTGTCAGAGGAGCATTATCTTAAGCTAGATGAAGCTGTGATGACGTTACACGATTTGAACTTAGAAGCCTATCAGGTGTTAATGGCGGTGTTTTTACAGGGGCAAGACAAGAAGAATATTTGTCTTGAGATGCATATTTCACCGAGAACGTTTGACAGACGACTACGCACAGCTCGAGATTTTATGGAAGGAGCGGTATTTGGTTCGGGGTTGATTAGATTGAAGTTTTAGGCGTATTGCTACGCCTATCCATTAAACCTGTTGAGCGGTTAATTCACGTTGAGAAGCAACTGCTAAAAAATGGCTTCTATCTCGATAAAAATTACTATGTGAGACACGATTGTCAATTCTGTCTAATAGATATTGTGGTAACACAATGTTTACCCGTTGCTTTTTACCTAAGAATGCAGAAATATCTATATCAACAAGCAACCAACTATCACAGTGGGAAAAATCTTCTTGTTGTTTGTAGTGGACAAATCCCTTATCTTGAAGCGTACTAATATCAAACTCATCTTCTACCATCATTTCTAACATTGTATGAATGGCATCTTTTACGTTAGGGATAATTTCATCAATTGCATCGGCCGCACTAAAGCAACTATATTCATCAGTAAATAGTGCAGGTACACAAAGTCCAAATGCTTCGTTCTCATTATGTGGAGTTTCTACCCCAACGGTAAATAACATAATTCTCTCCTTTGCTAAGCTCGGCAGAGCTATAACAGCCCTGCCGATTTTTTGATGGAACGTGAAGTGCCAATAGGTAAATCTTGTTTAGGGTGTGGTACAGGAAATCGCTTTCCTGTAATCGGCGATTGCCATATTTGGTGATCGCCTTTTCCGTGCCTAACAAAGAAACAACCCGCCTCTTTTAGTTCCTTGATTAAGTCGCTTGAGTGCATGCTTCCTCCTTTGTCTTAATCAATAATAATTATATACACATAAATACACACAATCAAGCATTTAATATTTAAGAAACTATATGGGGTTTAATTGCTCAAAAAGTGATTGACTGGTGGCGAAGAAAGTTGTATATTTCAGCTACGCTTGCAACTCGTACAAGCGAGATAAAGCAAAATGATTTTGTAGCCCTGAGCAGAAATGCTTGGGGCTTTTTTATTGCCTGAAACGAGGGCTAAGGTATGAAAAATGTTATGAGAGATATGGGAACACAGACGTATATTTGGTCTGGATTTAGTGGGATTATTGCGTGGTTGAGTGAGCAACAGAATTTAATGATTTTAAGTCTTGCGATTGGTATTGTGACGGCGTGTGCGAACTTGTATCAACGCTGTGACGAAGGTAAGGCGAAGCGTCGTGAACGTGAGCGAGCCGAAGAAGCTCATCAAATCAGAATGCAGATTTATCGGGTAAGGGCAGAGAGGTTAAGTAATGAGCAAGCTAAAAACACTAGGTAAAGTTGGCGGTGGGGTTTGTTTTGTCAGTGCCATTATTGCGGTGTTGAATACAGATTTTCACGGTCAATTTCGTACAAGTCAGCAAGGGCTTGAGATTATCGGCGATGCAGAAGGTTGTAAACGTGAGCCTTATTTGTGTCCTGCAAATGTGCTTACTGTTGGTATTGGTTCAACGGAAGCGTCAAGCGGTAAGATTGAAAGAAAAGTTTACACGGACAAAGAGATTGCAGAACGGTGGTTGGTTGATATTCAGCACGCAGAAAAATGCGTGAACCGTTACGCAAATGGTGGTGATATTCCGCAATCGGTGTTTGATGTTGCTACTTCGCTGACGTTTAATGCTGGGTGTGGCACCGTGAGTAAATCGACGTTCTTTCGTAAAATCAAATCAGGCGATTATGTTGGTGCCTGTAATGAGTTGCCTAAATGGGTTTATTCAGGTGGCAAGAAGTTACGAGGGTTAGAAATCCGTCGTGAGAAAGAGAAGGCGTTATGTTTAGCTGGGTTAATAAAATCTTAATGGCATTGATTTTGGGCTTGTGTGCGTGGCTATGGGGTCAGTCACAGAGGATAAGTGCATTAACAGCCGAGAACCAGACGCAAGCCCAAACTATTGAGCAACAGCAAAAAGCAAACAATAAGCTGACAATGCAACTGCAACAAGAGCGACAAGCGGTGGAATACCAGCAAAATGTTGCAAATAAACTGCGAAAGCAGGTGGAGCAGAGTAATGAACAGATTAAAGCTATTTTACAGAAAGAGCCGTGCGGCGTTACTGCTTTGCCTCGTCCTGTTGTCGATGAGCTTAAGCGGTTGCACAGCAAAGACAAAGATTGAGTATTTATATCCTCCGCAAGCCTTTTTAGTGCCGTGTGAGCGGTCAGAGTTTGGTGGCACAACCTATGGTGATGCTATTGAGTATCTCGTTAAGGTGATGGGAGAACGTGACTTATGTGCGGGTCAGGTTGATAGCATTAGAGAGTGGCAAGCACGAACTAAGCAAGGGTTTAAATAGCTGATTAGTGTTTGTGTCACGATAGAGAGCGGTCAGATGATCGCTCTTTTATTTTATGTAAATCAAATGCTACATAATTTGCGTATGGTTTTGGGGTTGTTGGATAAATTCCCGAGAAAATACGCAAGTGATGTAATTTATATATAACAAAACCCCGATCACTGCAAATGATCGGGGTTTTTCATTACCCATTAAAGCCGAATGAGTAACGATTTATGGAGATTATGACAGTTTTAACCGTAACCATCAAGGAGATACTTATGGAATATGGTTTATGGCAAATAAGCCTTGCAGTAACACTACCTATTTTAGCGTTTGTTTCACCAAAGCTAATTAATGCCATTGCTAATTTATTGAATGTTTTGAAATAAAAAGGATTAACCACGATGACGAAGAAAGACGAGGTTAAATCCACGTCTAAAGGTCGTGGGTTAACACCTAAGCAAGAAAAATTCTGCCAGCTTTATATTGAGCTTGGCAATGCGAGTGAGGCTTATCGGCAGGCTTACGATTGTTCAAAAATGAGTAATGAAACAATCAATACGAAAGCTAAAGAACTACTGAAGAACGGTCCGATTACGGTCCGATTGGATGAGTTAAGAAGTTCTCATCAACAACGTCATAACATTACCGTTGATAACTTGTTAGGCAAGCTAGAGCGTATCTATAACGAGGCGATGGAGCGTGATACCCCTCAATTCTCATCTGCGGTAAATGCGGTAATGGGACAAGCTAAACTTTTAGGCTTTGACAAACAGGTTATCGATCATACAAACTCTGACGGCTCACTTCGCCCTACGGTTATTGAGTTGGTGGCACCAAATGAAAATACAGCTTAATCTTCCTCCTAAACTGATACCGGTGTTTACACAGCAGAATGTGCGTTATCGTGGTGCTTATGGTGGTCGTGGTTCGGCAAAAACACGCACTTTTGCCAAGATGACTGCGGTTGTTGCATATCAACGGGCAATGCAAGGCGAAAGCGGTGTGATTTTATGCGGTCGTGAGTTTATGAACTCGTTGGAAGATTCATCATTAGAAGAGATTAAGCAAGCCATTCAAAGTGAACCGTGGTTAGCAAATTTTTTTGATGTTGGTGAGAAATATGTACGCACAAAGTGCGGTCGAATTTCCTATATTTTTACAGGTTTACGGCACAATCTTGACAGTATTAAATCAAAAGCACGGATTTTACTTGCGTGGATTGATGAAGCAGAAAGCGTGAGCGAAATGGCTTGGCGGAAACTTCTGCCTACGGTGCGTGAAAACGGTTCGGAAATTTGGTTAACGTGGAACCCTGAAAAGAAAGGTTCGGCAACGGATTTACGCTTTAGGCAACATCAAGACGAAAGTATGGCGATTGTTGAGATGAATTATAGCGATAATCCGTGGTTTCCTGATGTATTAGAGCAAGAACGCTTAAGGGATAAAGCCCGTTTAGATGATGCGACTTATCGTTGGATTTGGGAGGGGGATTATCTTGAAGAAAGCGAGGCTCAAGTCTTTAGAGGAAAATACCAAGAGCTTGAGTTTAAGCCTTTACCTGATTTTGAAGGTCCTTATCACGGGTTGGATTTCGGTTTTGCTCACGACCCAACCGCAGCGATTAAATGCTGGGTGTTTAATGATGAATTGTATATTGAATATGAGGCTGGCAAAGTTGGGTTAAGAGCTTGATGATACAGCCACATTTTTGCAGAAAGGTATTGCTGGCATTGAGCAGTATGTGATACGAGCAGATTCAGCAAGACCTGAGTCTATCAGCTATTTAAAGCGACACGGCTTGCCTCGTATTGATGGCGTTTCAAAATGGAAAGGGAGTGTTGAAGATGGGATTGCTCATATTAAATCCTATAAGAAAATCTACATTCACCCACGCTGTCAGCAAACCTTGAATGAATTTCGTTTGTATAGCTATAAAACCGACCGCTTGTCTGGCGATGTGTTGCCAACATTAGTTGATGCCCATAACCACTATATTGATGCGTTGCGGTATGCGCTTAATCCTCGTATTCAGCGGAAAGGGGATTTTAGCCAAAATCCACTTAAACTTTACTAAGGATAATTTATGTCTGATGTTTCTATTGTTATGCGTGAAATCAGGGCGTTGAATGAAAAAGGTGTGATGATTGATGATTTGCTTGGCGGAACAAAAACAATGCGACAAGCAGGGAAAAAATACCTTTATCAATTCAGTCTTGAGGAAGAAGAGGCTTATAAAAACAGACTTAACCGCTCAACGCTTTATCCTGCTTTATCGGAAACGCTCTACCAAATGACAGGTAGAGTTTTTTTTGAGCCGATTACGACAAATAACGTTCACGATAAATTAAAGCAAGATATTTTGCCTGATGTGGATTTAGAGGGAAATAATGTCGATGTATTTTCTTCTCGTTGGTTTAATGCAGGTTTAACTTACGGCGTGGCATGGTGCTTGGTGGATTACACTCGTACTGAGAATGTTCGTACCATTGCCGATGAGAAAGCCGTTAATGCTCGTCCTTATTTTATTTTGATTAAGCCTAAAAATGTTTTGGGATTTAAAACGGATAAAATCAAAGGGAAACGACAAATCACGCAGTTTCGCTATATGGAAGATGTTGCGGTAGATGATGGCGAATTTGGCACGAAGATTGAGAAGATTATTTATGTGTATGAAATCGGTCGTATGCGTAAGTACAAAAAGGCAGATGGTCAATGGACGCTGATTGATGATGTGCAACTTCTGGCTCAAAATCGACCGCTTGAAATTGTGCCTGTTGTACCGTTTATTACGAAAGAAAGTGGAGTGCTTGCGTTAGGCGAACCACCGTTGCTTGAATTGGCTTATCTGAATATTAAGCACTGGCAATCACAATCCGATCAGGACAACATTTTAAATACCGCTCGTGTGCCGTTATTAGGGATTTTCTCCGATACTGAAGTCAATAAGCTACAAGTTGGTGGCAGTGCGTTACATTTACCCGCAGGTTCTCAGGTTGCTTATATCGAACATTCAGGTAATGCGATTAACGCAGGGCAAGAGAGTTTGAAAGAGTTGGAAAGCCAAATGCGTGTTGCCGGGGCGAAACTCTTAGATAAAACCGTGTTAGCAATGACAGACAGTCAAGCCAAAGAAGAGCAAGGCAAAGAAATCAGTTTATTGCGACTGTATGCGAATAAATTTGAAGATGCGTTAGATTTAGCCTTGGAATATGTTGGGTTGTGGTTGGGTATTGATGATGTCGGTAAGGTGGAAATTAGCGGTAACATTGATGACGATCTCGATCCAAATGCCTCGATGGATATGGTCATTAAAATGCAACAAGCAGGCACACTTTCAAAACAAACCGTCTTTAATGAGGCGAAACGTCGTGGGTTGATTAGCGATAATGTGGAATGGGAAGATGAACAGGCTCGCTTAAATGAAGAAGGGGTAGATTATGGCCTTGAGTTCGCAGGACAAACCGAAACAAAGCCTGAATAGTCGTATTGCATACGCATTAACTGATCGCAAAATTCTGCATTTTCGTTATGATGCACATCTTAGACAGCAGGTAATGAAACGGCTAAGTAAAACACAACGTGAGTTGCTCAATCGTTTAGCGGCCGCAGGTGTGGATGCTTTACCTAAAAAAGCAATTAGACACACTGCTTAAGGAGCTTAAGCAAGAAGTGGCAAAAGTCTATCAAGAAATGACCGCTTACACGCAAGACGAGTTAAGCGGTTTTTTCACGGCGGAAACCCAACATATTCATCAGCTTTACAATGATGAAGTCGGCTTTGATTTTTTTAATCAGGTGCCTGAATATAAGCAAAAAGCGAATAAAACCGCAACGATTATTGCAGGTTCGCCTTTAGAAGACTGGTGGGCAAAGCAAGGCAATGATTTTGCCTTTAAGTTTGAGGGAATTATTCGCCAAGGGTTGTTAGATGGTCAACAAACAAGTCAAATGATTAGTGATGTTAAGCATTTAATGAATACGTCTCGCAGACACGCTGAAACCTTAGTGATTACTGCGGTAGCGAAAGTGGCAGATAATGCTCATCAAGCCTTAAGAGATGAAAACCTTGATATTTTGGCAGGAGAAAAACACCTTTCTACATTAGACACTCGAACATCAACCGTATGTCAATTAAGAGATGGGTTAATGTGGGATTTAGATAAAAAGCCGATAGACCACGATGTACCTTATCAACGACCGCCTTTGCACCCACGTTGCCGCAGTATTTTACAGCTTGTAACCAAGAGCTGGAAAGAGCTTGGGATTGATGGTGTAGATGAAATGCCATCAAGCACGAGAGCAAGCCAAGATGGCCCTGTATCAGAGCAGATTAACTACGAAAATTGGTTGAAAAGCAAATCGCCTGAGCAACAAGATCAGGTATTGGGCAAAGGTAAGGCGGATTTATGGCGTAGAGGCGTGATTACTTTTGCGGATATGTTGGATCAGAGTGGGAGACCGTTGACTTTGGCAAATTTAAATGCAAAATTTAATACTCAAGATGGAGTAATAAAACAAATGCGTTCAAATTGGTCAGACGATTTTCCCGATACAGTTATAGATAGAAAATTAGGTGATGCAACATCTCACCCTCTTTATGAATTAGCCAAGAGAGGGGATATTGATGCGGCTTACCATTTGGCAAAAGATCTTGTTTCAGATGAAGCAATTGAGAAATTGCGTAAAATCATCGCTGGTCGGAATGTTATTATTGTTCCAGTTCACGCTGAAGAAGCTGTTGGTAGAAATATGATTCCTGTAGCAACTGCTACAGTGCTAGCGAAGAAATTGAATGTAAAAGTCGATCTTTCCATTGTTCAAGCAACTAAGGTTTCTAGAACAGCAGGTGATGGTTGGCATAGATTGATTTATTCCCCTGCATTTGATGGAGAATATCCTAAAGGTCAACTGGCTATTATTCTCGATGATACTCAAACGCAAGGCGGTACATTAGCCAGCCTTAAAGGGTATATTGAGCAACAAAATGGCAAAGTTGTTGGTGCTTATGCTTTGACAGGAAAACAATATTCTGTACAATTACGACTATCTAAAGAAACACTGAATCAATTGAGGGAAAAGTATGGCAGTATTGAATATTGGTGGACGGCAGAATTTGGCTATGACTTCTCAAAACTCACAGAATGGGAAGCGAGATTTATCCTCAATTCACGTAAGACAGCTGACGAAGTCAGAAATACAATCATTGCGAGAAAGCAAGCGTGAAGCCTATGAAAGAATGATGAAATTAGATTAAGCACTAGGTATTAATGCTTATTTCTAAACCAAACAATTTTTCTACTAACCTAGCCTAAGTGCTAGGTTTTTTTATACCTAAATTTCAACTAAACCGCTTATACAGCAATGTGTAAGCGGTTTTTTATTGCCTGTAAGATAGAAAAGTACACTCGACAAGTAGCGTTTGTGTCTCCCACTCGCTATTTCTTACAGGTTTCTTTTTAGTGGGAAGAAACTAGGAGGCATTTATGCAAGCATTAAAAGCAAAATTCTTTGGTTCAGAAATTTTAGTCATCAATCATAACAGCAAGCCTTATGTGCCGATGAAACAGATTGTAGAAAATATCGGTTTAGTCTGGCACGCACAATTCGAGCGATTACAGCGCAATGAGGTTCTTTCGCAAGGTATTCGTGTTATACGAATACCTTCAAATGGTGGTGAACAAGAAGCGGTTTGTTTACCATTGCACTATCTCAATGGGTGGCTATTTGGGGTCAAAGTTTCCAAAGTTAAGCCAGAATTAAAAGAGAAACTTATTCGTTATCAAAAAGAATGTTATGAAGTGCTTTGGGATTACTGGACTACGGGCGTAGCGAAGTGGGATGAAATTCGACAACGGCGAGAAGTTCTAGAAGAAAATGAAAACGCATCAAAAAAACGCGCAAGCGAAGCAGGACGAGCATTACAAAAACGAAAATTAGAAAAGCATACTTATGAAATTGGTATAGCACGGCTAGATAGAATGGAACAGTTATTACTTGATATTTAAGGTGTGATTATAACGATTGCACCTTTTTTATTACCTGAAACCTAACCGCACTTTCGCAAGATCGTGCGGTTTTTATTATCCACGTTTCGGAAGAAACACAAACTTACTTAGGAAGGAAATCCAAATGAAATTAAAACTTGATGAAAAAGGCAATGTTGTGGTTGTAGATGGTAAACCTGTGTATACCCACGAATGACGGGAAGGAAATCCCTTTTGATGCACCGCAAGCAATGCAAAAAAATTTCTTCGCTCAATGCTGAAAACAAACAACACCGTGAGGCTAAAGAAAAAGCGGAAGCAGAACTCAAAAAGTTTGACGGAATTGATGATGTGGCAAAAGCAAAAGAGGCCTTAAAAACGGTGGAAAATCTTGATGCTAAAAAACTGATTGATGCAGGTGAAGCGGAAAAGGTTAAACAAGAAGTGATTAAGGGCTATGAGCAAAAACTGGCAGATGCCAAAGCGTTAGCAGAGAAAGTACAAGGGCAGTTACATACTGAGTTAATTGGAGGTTCGTTTGCTCGCTCTAAGTTTGTCACAGAGAAATTGGCAATGCCTGTTGATGTGGCTCAAGCGTTCTTTGGTAAGCATTTTAGCATTGATGAAAACGGTGCAATTTTGGCAAAAGATGCGCTTGGCAACGAAATTTTCAGTCGAGTGAAACCAGGGCAACGTGCGGATTTTGAAGAGGCGTTAGAGGCTTTAGTGGATGCTTACCCTAACAAAGATTCTATTCTAAAAGGCTCTGGCTCAAGCGGTGGTGGCGGTGGTGCTGGCTCTCCCGCTGGCAAACAATTTAAACGTAGCCAAATGAACCCCTGAAGAGATGAACAAGTTTATTCAGGAACACGGTCGTGAGGCATATCTTAATCTACCTAAAGAATAAAGGAAAACATTATGGCAACAGGCTTAAACAAAGATGTGATTATCTACAATGAACTGGCTCAAACTGCATATTTAGAGCGTATTCAAGATAATCTTAATGTATTTAATGCTGCTTCAAACGGCTGCATTTTATTGCAAGATGAGAATATCCAAGGCGATTTTCGCAAACAATCTTTTTACAAAATCGGTGGTTCTTTGGAACATCGTGATGTAAATAGTAATGGCGCGGTTGAGAATAAAACCATTGCGATGGGTGAAATGGTTGGCGTGAAAATTCCGTTTAAATACGGCCCTTATGCAATTACGGAAGAGGCAATGAAACGCCGAGCGAGAAGCACGGAGGAGTTTTCTATCCTTATTGGCCAAGACTATGCGGATGCATTATTAGACGGTTATTTTAAATACTTGACTGCTGGTGCAATGGCGGCAATTGGGACGAATGGTGATATGAAAGCCTCGGCGTCTATTGCAACCGATCACAAAAAAGTATTGACCAAAGGGATGCGTAAGTTTGGGGATAAATTTGGGCGAATTGGTTTATGGGTGATGGACTCTGCTGTCTATTTTGATCTGATTGATGATGCAATTACAAATAAAGTATTTGAATCGGAAGACCAGATTATTTATGGCGGTTTACCGGCAACAATGGGCAAGCCTGTGTTAGTAACGGATAAAGCCAAAGCTAACACCATTTTAGGCTTACAAGCCGGAGCAATTACTATCACGAATTCGCAATTACCGGGTTTCCGAGCTTATGACATTAACAGTGAAGAAAACTTAGCGATTGGTATTCGTGCGGAAGGCACATTTAACCTTGATGTTTTAGGTTATTCGTACAAAGAAAGTGCGGGAGCGAACCCTAACCTTTCGACCATTGGCACGGAAGCAAGTTGGCAAAAATATGCGACCAGCAATAAAAATACGGCTGGCGTGTTAATTGAATTAAGCTAACTAAGTTAAGTGAATATAAAAGCGGTGCGTTTTTGCAAAAAATTAACAAAATCGTACCGCTTTTTATGTTGAGAAGGAGTAATTAATGCAATTAATTTATACAACGCAAACCACAGGATTTGAACCGCATAAACATTACCGAAATCCGCTGTATTTTGAAAAAGCAGAAAGTAAGGTGACCGATGTGGTGATTTATGGGGATTTTCCTAAGATTGCACAAGCGTATCAATCCTTAGGGGTTAAGGTTCAATGGGTTGATGAACAATCTGATAAAAAACCATTAGACAAGATGACCGTGCCAGAATTAACCACCGCACTTAAAGCCTTGAATGTGGAAATTCCACAAGGAGCGAAAAAAGATGAGCTGATTGCATTATTAAAGCAAGCGAAAGGGGGCGACAATGACCCTGAACGTACCAACGGATAGTTATGTTTCTCTTGAAGAGGCGAATGGCTACCATCAATTGAGGGCCAGTTTTGATACGTGGAATGAACTTGATGATGAACAGAAAGCTCGGCGCTTAGTCAGTGCATCAGATTTTCTCGATCACAATTATCGTTTTGTGGGAGAGAAAGTAGACCCAACACAAATCAGACAATTCCCACGTCAAGAGAATAGCCAAGAGAGTAGCGAAATCCCGTTACAAGTAAAATATGCGGTTTGCGAATTAGCATTGCAGTCTGATCTAAATCAAAACCCAGAACAGAAGATGGCAAGCGTGAAAGTAGGGCCTGTTTCTGTCAATTACGAAAATCAAGCGACTATCAGTGGTAGTAGCAATCGGTTTGAGTATGTCAAAACCTTGCTTTCTCGCTTTTTAAATTCATCATCTACTAACAATGTGTCCTTGTTAAGGGGGTAACTTGTACGGCAAATTAAAGCAAATCTCCAAGCAGTTAATTCAGAAGTTTGGTTCGCCTTGTGTGATTAAAACACAAATATCTGGGCAATACGATCCAGCCACGGGAAAAATGCAAACTGAGATCAGGAAACAGAATGCTTACTGTCTTTTTGATAATCTGGCTTATGATTTTTCAGTAAACCGAGAATTTGCAACGGTACAGCAAGGCGACGTGGTGATTTATCTGACAGAAAAAGCAGAAGTCGGCTCAGCGGTTGAAGTGAATGGCGAGGTGTGGAGCATTATTGCCGTTCAGCCGATAAAACCTGCTAGTGTAGCAATGCTTTATCAATGCCAAGGGAGAAAACAATGAGTAGTTTTATTGCACAAATTCAGCAACAAATTGAGCAGATTGAGCAACGGAAAAACTTAGTCATTCGTAAAGTAGCGTTAGATGCTTTTGCGAAAGTGCAAGCGAAATCGCCTGTTGATACAGGGGCGTTAAGACGAAGTTGGACTGTGTCTGTCTCAGCTTTACCCACGAATTTTAATGGCTCAAATGAACATATTGGCAAGGCGAAATTTGGCGATGTGATTTATATTGCAACTAACTTGCCTTATGCCCCTGCGTTGGAATATGGGCTTTATCCTAATCCTCCGAAAAACCCATCAGGGAAAACGAAGAATGGTTATTCTATCCAAGCTCCTCAAGGTATGGTTCGGATAACCGTTAAAGAGTTAAAAGCATATCTAGCAAAAAACCCAACATTAGGGCTTTGGTAATGAAAAAAATCATTCGATCCATTCTACAAACGCAACTAACGGAATTAGGTAAGTTCAATACCGCTTGGGAAGGGGTAAACAATAAAGTGAGTTTACCTTATCAAGCGGTTTTTCTTTCTGTAACAACCAGTGATACAGCAAGTATTTCCGATAAACCGCTTTCTGTTGAAACAGGGTTTTTACAGGTGACCTTGTTCTATCCAAACGGCAATGGCACGCACGCTATCGAAGAAAGAGCGGAGCTCATCCGCAATCATTTTTACGGTCAATCTATCATTGAAGAGAATGTTCAAGTTGTTATCTCTCAACCGCCCACTATTGGCGGTATTTTTTTAAATGATGATAAGTTGGCTTTACCTATCACAATCCATTACACAGCCTACGAGCTGAATAAGGAGTAACTATGGCTCAAGAAGTCAAAAGAACACTGGTTGTCAGCAAGGAAACCGTTTTTGGCACAAAAGCTGAGAAAACGGGAGCCAAAATCATTCCACGCATTGAAACATCCTTAAATGCCAATTTTGAATCGTTCCAATCAGAAGAAATTCGTTCTGATTTACAACGTTCCGCCTCTATTGTCGGTTTTGAAAAGGTCGAAGGCGATATTAAAGGTGAACTCTCTGCGGGGCAGTGGTCGCAGTTCTTTGCTGCGGTTCTGCGTGGTGCATTTACCACAGAGGCTAAAGCCCCGATTATTAAGAAAACCTCAAATGGTGCTGGCGAGAAAAATGGAAAAATCCTTATTGTGCCTGACGCTAAGCACACCACGGATTCATTCACCATTGAAGAGATTTTCCAAGATATTAACGTAAACCGTGTTTATACCGGTTGTCGTGTTTCTAAGATGAGTATTGATGTTCAGCCTAACGGCATTTCCTCTGTCACCGTTTCATTCTTAGGGCAAAAAAGTGAAGAGCTACAAGCCACTTACTTTACCAATCCTACCCCGATTGCTCAATCAGGAAAATTGGCAGGGGTAAAAGGAAAACTGTTACTCAACAAGGAGGAAGTCGGTTTTGTGACAGGTTTTAAGATTGACATCGATCTCGGTGCAAGCAGTGAGCCTGTTTTAGGTGCAACTTACGCCCCTGATGTGTTTATTGGCACAGTCAAAGTCAGTGGTTCGTTTTCTACTTACTTGAAAGATAAAAAGATGTGGCAAGCGGTTAGAAATGGCACATCCCTTTCACTTGCCTTACGAATGGATGCTGAAAGTGAAACCAACTCAGATTATGTTACGTTAATTTTACCTGGCGTGAAACTCACTTCATCCGAAGTCAACAGTGGCGATAACTTAATTCAAACCCTGAATTATGATGCGTTTCCCGCTGTTTTTGATGCACAAAGCACCATTGATGATAGCTTGAAAAAAGCAACCACAATGATTGTACAAGACACACTCGCCTAACCTTAACCAAGCTCCTTAAACGGAGCTTTTTTTATACCTAAATTTTACCTAAACCGCCTTTATTGGCGGTTTTTTCGTTTATAAGGAACAAAAAATGAACTTAAAAAACCTTGCCAAAGAGAATATTTCAGACTCACATCGCTTTGAACTTGTTCATCCTGTAACGGGTGAAGGATTGGGAGCATTTATTAGTGTAGTGAGCGCAAAATCAGATCAAGCTCAAAAGTTCTTTGCAAAACAATTACGCAAAGAGCAAAAACGCGAATTGGAAAATGCTCGTTCTCGCCACCCTAAATTTAAGGAATTTGATGAAATCAAACAAGAAAGTATCGAGTTAGCATTAAATCGTATGGTTGGTTGGGAAAATGTGGAATTTGGCGACAAAAAAGAACTGCCATTCACGGAAGAAAACGCCCGAATGTTATTAACGGAATGTGATTGGATTATTGAACAAGTCCTTGAACATTCTAACGATTTGGGAAAGTTCTTGAAGAGCTAATTGATGATTTGTTGGCATACGCTAAAAAAGAATTTGAATTAGACAAAAAGCCAAAAGATTCTAATTGCACCTTACGAGAACATCTTTTGGCTATTCAAGAGCAGACGGGCAGTGTTCCTGAAGAGCTTGAGAATATCGAAATTAGCCCAGCGATAAGTTATCTGCTGGGCTTTTTTTATGAATTATCTCTTTCTCGACAGTCAGGTATGGGGCTTTGTCCCATTACTTATGCTGAGATTGAGGCGTGGAATAGACTGCTTCAGATAGAGTTAGCAGTATGGGAAATCAAGGTAATTAAACAGCTTGATGTGATTTTCCTGAATGTACAAAATACGGAGATTTAGTGTGGAAACCTTTAATTTTGCTCCCGATTGGGGAATGCAACTTGCTAAGAAACCTGATGTAATCAGGCTTAAATTTGGTAATGGATACGAGCAAGTATCGCCCAAAGGATTAAATCACAATCTCCGTGTTTATGATGTTTCTTTTAGTGGCACAGAAGAGCGTATTAAGCAAATAGACGCATTTTTAGATAGACACGGTGGGTATAAATCGTTTTTATGGACTCCGAACAGTTCAACACAAGGAAAATTTCGTTGTGACGAATGGAAAACAAACCAACAACAAGGCTTTTGGACGCTTTCAGCTCAATTTAGGGAAGTGGTAGCGTAAATTTGTTGAAATTTAATCGGTGTAGTGTTAGATTTCAAAAAAAGGAGTCGCATATGTTCTTATTTTCCTGTGTAAAAGCCGTTTTCATCGGTTGGCTGATGAGTTGGGTTATATTTTTCGTATTAGGGGCTTTTGCTCAAGATATTACGCTCTTTTATGCCACGATTTTTGGTCTATCCGTCACCCTGATTGGCTCTGTTGCATTTGGGCTTTATAAAAATAAAGTCTATTTAGATCGATTAAAGAAAGAGCTGGAAATTCAACAGCAAAAAGACGCTGAGAAAAATCAGGTAAAGCATGTAATCATTAAATAGATTTTGCAAAAAATATCAATATCAAACCGCTTGTGTCATGAGATGCAAGCGGTTTTATTTTTGAGGTAGGAAAAATGACAGATTTAGCAACATTAGCCATTAAAGTCACCACAAGCGGTGCGGGTAAGTCTGCTCGTGATTTAAACAATGTTGAACGCGCCGCAAAAAGAACAGAAACCGCCACTGAACAATTAAATAAATGCTTTGGGCGTTTACAGGCGTTATTGGCTTTATCTGGAATAGGCGGTGGGATTTCTCACCTCTTAGCGCTGGCGGACAAAATGCAGTCTTTACGCAATCAAGTGCAGTTTGTGACAAGTTCTATGACTGAAATGAACCAAGTGCAAAAGGAATTATTTGAGATTGCCCAACGTACAAGGGGAAGTTTAGAGGCAACAACAACGCTTTATACCCGCTCAGCTCGTGCGTTAAAAGATTATGGTTATGCGCAAAAAGATATTCTGCAATTTACTGAAACAATGAATAAAGCAATGGCTGTTGGTGGTGTGAGTGCTGAGGCTCAAGCAAGTGCATTATTTCAGTTGTCGCAAGCCTTAGGTTCAGGGCAATTACAAGGCGATGAATTTAAAACCATTGCGGAATCTGCTCCGATTATTCTTGATGTGCTTGCAGAATATATGGGGAAAAGCCGTGCGGAAGTGAAAAAATTAGCAGGGGAAGGACAATTAACATCTAAATTAATTTTTGAAGCGTTTAACGGTTCAACGGAAAAAATTAACCAAAAATTTGAGCAAATGCCGTTGTCCTTTGGTGGCGCAATGCAACAAATGGAAAATGCCTTTATGAAATTTGCGGATGAACAAAACCGCACTTTAGGTATTACAGAAAACTTAGCGGCAGGTATTTCTTTTCTTGCACAGAATTTTGAGTATTTAGCCGGTGTGCTTTTGGCAATTGCAGCTGGCAATGGGGCTAAGTTTATTTCAACGTTGGTTCTTGCTCGAGTGGAAACACACAGACAAGCGCAAGCGAGTTTAATCGCTGCGAAAGCCACACAAACCCAAGCAGCGGCAGAATTAGCGGCTGCACAAGCCAAAATGAATTTGTTGAATTCAGAAATGCAATTAGTACGAACCAAGAAAGCTAGAGCAGCGATTGAGGCTAAAATGGCTCAACAAGCGCAAGTTATTACGGGGCTTATTAATGCGGAGGCAGCTGCTATGAATAATCTTGCTGCAGCCTCTCAACGCGCATCAATTGCAAGCAGTGCAGCCGCAGGAGCCAAAAATTTATTAAGTGGCGCATTAGGTCTTATTGGTGGCCCTATGGGAGCGGCAACAATTGCGGCAGGTGCATTATTTTATTTCAGCCAAAAAGCGCAAGAAGCAAAAGAGGCAGCGTTAGATACCGAGAGTGCGAATAACCGTTTAAAAGAAAGTTATGACGGCTTAAGCGAAAGCGCGTTAACCTTGAAAATTTTTGAGCAAATTCAAGCAATGGAAAATTATGGTGAGCAAATTTCCAAAGTGCAGGCGGAAATCTCTCAAATTCAAACAAGTGCGTGGCAATTTGGTTTGGAACTGTCTGAAAGTTCCAAGCAAGATCTTGAAAAATTAAACGCGGAATTAGAAAGAATTCGGGAAAATAAAAATATCGATCTTTCAGTTTTAAGCAACCAATTAACCGCTCTTGGTGGTGTGTTTTTGTCAAATGGAAAAAGCATTGATGATTTTCGTACCAAAATGAAAAATCTAGGTATCGATGCCAATACAGCAGATGGTGTTATTGCCAGTTTAAGTAACACAATAAAACAGCAGAAAGAGGCGGCTCAAGGTGGCGTAAAAGCCAATTTAGAGCTAGATGAGGCGTTTAAGAAACTAAAAGAGCGCTCTTTGACGGTGGCTCAAAATCTTGAAGTGGCAAAATTGAAACAGCAAGGACAAGCAGAATCCGCTTTTGTTTTAGCAGGCTTATATGAATTACTTGGGGAAAAGGGGGCTGAATATAACCAAGTGCTAATTGATATTGCCAACGGTACGATTACCGCAGCTAATGCAGCGGATAAAAGCATTGATTTATCTATCGAAACCTTGAATAAGCTGATTGAAGGCAAGCAAGTATTACAAGGGATGTTCAAAGATCAAGCTCAAACAGAAAGCATTAATCAGAGTTTACGTGGCAGTCGAGGTGGCGGTGAAAATGCCCGTGATAGCTGGCTTTCCTTTTACGATGAGATCCGCAAACACAGCCGTTCGAGCCTTGAAGAAATTGATGCAGAGCAACAACGAATGCTCCAACGCTTGGAAGAACATATGAAAAAAGGGGTAGTTTCACACGAAGAATATGAGTCAGCAAAATTGGCGATTTCACAACGTTTTGCCAATGAACGTGCAAAATTAGCAGAACAGTTCGCCCCTGAGTTGCAATATGCACGCGAGCTAAAAGAGCATTTACAAGATATTCAACGACTTAATGCGGAAGGGCGTTTAACTCATGACCAAGCGAAAAAAGCCACAGAAAACGCCACTTGGGATGCGGGAAATAAACAGGCACAATTAGCTGGGCAAAATGCAGTGAGTGAATATGACCGCTGGAAAGCTGAATTCGATCCAACGCAAGCCATCCAAAATCAGCAAACCTCAAAGTTAGCTGAATTACAATCATTGTACGATCAGGAATTAATTCAATACCAAGATTTTGTAAATGCAAAAGCACAAATCGACAACAAAGCTACACAAGATACGCAAAATCTGTTTATGAGTAGTATCTCTGGTTTTGGCGGAGCAATTGATACAATGCTTGGGGTAATGCGTAACGCAGGGCAAGAACAATCAGATATTTACAAAACAATGTTTGCGATGTCAAAAGCATTTGCAATTGCGGACAGTATTATGAAAATACAGCAAGGTATTGCCAATGCAGCTGCTCAGCCATTCCCTGCAAATATTGCAGCGATGGCAACAGTAGCATCTGAAACTGCAAGCATTATTTCCACTATTCAATCTGTTTCATTAAGCGGTATGGCTCACTCTGGTATTGATAGCATACCAAAAGAAGGAACGTGGTTGCTTGATCGTGGTGAGCGAGTTGTTGATAGTCGTACTAACCAAGATTTAAAAGCCTTTTTAGCAAATCAAGGAAACCGAAATCAAGCATCGGGTAAATCATCTGTAAATGTTCAAATCATCAACAATGGTAATGCGGTAGATGCCAAAGTTTCTCAAGAAGAAACGCCAGATGGAACTCACATCACAGTGGAATTGTTAAAAACAATGAGAGGAATCGCAAGAGAAGAAAGTCAGAATGCGATCACCAATAATTTCGCTCGTGCGGGTGGTCAATTTAGACGATAGGAGTATGTAATGCCAAAATCCCTACCCCAAAAAATGGCAAACGAATTGCCAAAACTTGAACAAAATGCCTTGATTGAACTGTGGGAAATTGATTTAAGGCATATCAGCAGTAATAGCGACCAAACACGAAAAGGGGAGTTGTTACGCTTTCACAATGGCTTAAATCAAGGTCAGCAGAACATTTGGTGGCAAGGTAACGAGTACCAAGCCTATCCAATTAATGCGGACGGTTTTGAGATTAGCGGTCAAGGGCCGAGTAACCGACCGACTTTGACAATCTCAAACCTTTACGGCATTGTCACCGCTTTAGCCGCAGATTTCGGACAAGGAATTGGGGCAAAGGTGACCCGTCGTTTAGTCTATGCACAATTCCTTGACGCTCGTAATTTTCCAAATGGACAAAATCCACAAGCCGATCCGACACAGGAAAGTGTGAGTTTGTTCATTATTGAACAGCTAAAAATCCTCAATGATGAAGTGGCGACATTTGAGCTGGCTTTACCCGCAGAAACAGATAATGCACGTATTCCGTTGCTGATGATTACGTCTGATACTTGCATTTGGCCATATCGTTCTGCGGAGTGTGGCTACACAGGCGGACCTGTTGCCGATGAAAAAGATAACCCGACAACCGATCCGAAAAAAGATGCTTGCTCTCACTGTTTGCGTGGTTGCAAGCTGAGATTCGGGGCTAACGCCATTTTACCGTTTGGGGGCTTTCCAAGTACAACGCAGTATGGGGCTTGATTGCTATCAAGGTGTTTTACTTGTAAACTATATGAGTTCGCCATTGTGTTGAACTATATTATAAACAGAAGAGGATTTATGGCAGCTATTCAACCACAAACTATTGCGGACAGTCTATTTCGACGCATTGAGGATGCTCGTTATATGAAGAAGTTCACCCCTATGTTTATTAATAGATTACTTAGCGACATTGAGAAGTTGAAGTTAATAGTCCCCGATTTTGCGTGGAGCATGGAAGGAAGTGTTTATGCTTTAGCCAATCAAGAAAGTAAAGCAATTTTTGCTTGTCAGAAATCTATTGAACTCAATCATAGCGCATCAAATATCTATAATTTAGGGTTTACTTACGAAATCTTTAATCAATTTGAATTAGCTTTAGATTGTTATCGACAAGCATTTCAGATAGCTCGAAATGGCGACATAAAAATACTTCGAACATTAGAAGGTCGGCTAATGAACTTTTTTGCTTATGACGATTTAACTCCTATCAAAACTGAGCTAGATAAATGTAAGATAAAACATAATATTGATATTATTACTAAATTAAATAAAGTATTTGGTAGTGGACGTTTAATGTTAGATTTCGGTCTTGAAGTCAATCGGCTTATTAATCAACATATTGTTTCTAGATTTATCATTGGTACTGAGTTTCGTGAAATTGATGAGCGGTTACATATTGTTAACCTTGTTCAATATGTAGATGAAGAAGATCTTGAAAAGATAGTTGAGTGTAACGCTAATCTATCAGATTTATTCGCAGAATTTGCAGAAAAAAATCACCTAGATTTAGATTGCTTGTATCTTTATTGTGAGGCGTATAAATAATGATTAAGCATACGGAATTAATTGAACGAGCTGAGATTTTGTCAAAACAATCTAGCGAAATTGAATGGAGAGATAGCATCAAACATAGTTATTATTACTTTTATCATGAGCTTAACCAATTTCTCTCTAAACACAAGATTGATTTAATGGATAAGAGTTATGGTGAACATCAATTTGCGATTGAAAAATTAAAAAGTATTGAAAATCGCTCAGCTAAAACCTTAGCAAGATATGTTCAAATATTAAAAGATAAACGTGTAATAAGTTGTTATAAACTTGATGCAAGTGTTTCACAATTTCAAGCAATACAACAATTAAAAGAATGCCAAAATGCGATAATTAAATTAAAGGAATTGGATACATTATTACAAGAAAAATAATCTATAAGCCCGATATGTTCGGGCTTTTTTATTGGGAGTAAAAATGGAAACACCTGATTTAGAATTTAAAATCATTGCTCACGCCAAACGCTCAGAACCGCACGAAAGTTGCGGTTTTGTCGTTTCTAAGGGTGGTAAGTTACGTTATTTTCCTTGTGAAAATATTGCTGTCGATCCGATTAATCATTTTGAAATTTCACCTGATGATTGGATTCGGGCGGAAAGCGTAGGTGAGATTGTGGCGGTTGTTCATTCTCACCCTGATTCAGACACAGAAAAGGGATTGCCTTATCTATCAACCGCAGACCGTGAATGCCAAGTGCGGTTAAATCTGCCGTTTTGGTTGGTTTGCGACGGAAAATTGCAAAAATTCCGCCCAATCGCACCGCTTATCGGTCGTTCGTTTGAGAATAACAAGCAAGATTGCCGCAATATCTTACTTGATGCCTATATGTTGTCGGGATTGGATTTGCCTGACGATGTTGAGTACGAGTTTGAATGGTTTAAATCAGGCAACTTGTATGAAGAAAACTTGCTCCGCTTTGGCTTTGAGCGGTTAGATTTTGAAGCACAGCCCCAGCTTGGCGATATTGTGTTACTGCAAATTGGTAGTGATGTGGCTAATCACGCAGGCATTTACCTTGGTAATCAAATGATGTTACACCACAGCGAAGGGCGATTGTCTGCCCGTGTGCCTTATGACGGCGCTTGGCTACAACAAACGCACAGTATTTGGAGATACCCGAAATGGTCAGAGTTAAATTTTACGGCGATCTTAAACGATTTGAGCCTAACGAACCGATAGTGCTTGAAGTCAGTTCCTTTAAAGAGCTGATGAGCGGACTACTCAGTCAGATTCAAGGCTTAAGCCAACATTTGCGGAAAGGCTATTACAAAGTCCGAATCGGGAAACGCTATTTAAGCGAAGAGCAGATAAAAACCAATCCTACAATGACACTTGCAGGTGATTGTACTGTACATTTTACGCCTGTGGTGGTGGGGGCAGGGAAATCGAGTGTCCTTAGTATTGTTGCGGGTGCACTTTTAATTGGTACCGCCTTTATGCTTGGCCCAATGGGATTCGGAATGGTTCAAGGGATGACTGCGATGATGATGGGAAGTATGGGAGCTAGTCTTTTATTAGGAGGGGCGATGCAAATGCTTGCTCGTCCACCAGATATGAACACGAAATTAAGTGACAGCGAAAAGCAGCAAAGCACATCATTCTCAAACATTCGCAATCTTACCCCTCAAGGCAGACCGATTCCGTTGCTTTACGGAAAAATGATGACAAGTCTTATCTTGATTTCGCAGGGTATTGATACCTTTGATGATGTGACAACGTAAACAAATTACAGTCGCACAGGAAACTGTGACGGCTTTTTTATTGGAGAAACATTATGGGCGGTAAAAAAGGCGGTGGTGGCCATACACCTTACGAAGCACCCGATAACCTAAAATCAGCGCAGCGATTAAGTGCGATTGGCTTAATTTCGCTCGGTCCTATTCGTGGTGCGGTGACAGCAGATCAGTATCAGAGTGCCTTCTTTGATTACACCCCGATTAAAAACTCGAAAGGGGAGTGGAATTATCAAAATACCTTGATTCGCTATCGTTTAGGCTATCAAGACCAGCAACCCCTTGAAGATTTCGATGCGTCAGAAAGAGAAGTGTCAGTGGGTGCTGAAGTGAAATTAGAACACCCTATTTCTCGCACGGTGATTGACCCTGATATTGATCTTTTGCGAATTACTTTAGGCGTGAATGCGTTATTTAGTCAAAACGATCAAGGCGATACGCACGGCACATCGGTGCATCTAGAGATTTTAATTAACGGTCAGTCCCGACAAACTGTAGTGATTAACGGTAAATCTTCATCACGTTTTCACCGTAGTTATTTAATCGACAATTTACCACCACGTCCATTCACGGTGACGGTACAACGTGTTACGCCAGACAGTAAAAGCCAACGTTTACAAAATGCGACATTTTGGTCGAGCTACACGGAGATTATTAGTGCCAAATTGAGCTATCCCAATATGGCGATAGTGGGGATTAAAACCGATTCACGCTATAACCCGAGCTTTCCAAACATTAACTTTCTTTTGTATGGGCGTTTGGTCAAAGTGCCGAGCAATTACGATCCTGATACCAGAACCTATGGCAGTGGTTTATGGCGTGGGGATTTTAAGCTGGCGTGGACGAATAATCCTGCGTGGGTATTTTACGATTTAGTTACCAATAAGCTAGCTGGCTTAGGGCAACGTTTAGGCGATTATGGCATTGATAAATTCCAGTTGTATCAAATTGCCCAATACTGCGATCAGCAAGTGCCAGATGGCTATGGCGGTGTTGAGCCTAGAATGGTGGCAAATTTATGGCTGACAGAGCAACGTGATGCTTATTCCGTGATTTCAGATATGGCGTCGGTTTTCCGTGCGATTGTGGTGTGGAATGGTACGCAATTAACGGCTATTCAGGATAGAAATGCCGATCCTGTCTGTACTTTTACTCAGGCGAACGTTATTGACGGTAAATTTAACCGCCAATATGTCCCGCTTAAGTCGATTTTTACCGCCGTTGAAGTGGAATACGCCGACGAACGCAACAACTATCAAAAAGCAATTGAGTATGTGGCAGATGATGCAATGATTAAGCGTTATGGCTATAACGTGAAGAAAATCGTTGCGTTTGCCTGTACTTCTCGTGGGCAAGCTCGCCGTTATGGTAAATGGGTGCTTGAAACTTCTCGCTTAGAGCAATGCACTATCAGCTTTAGCGTAGGGCGTGAAGGGTTACAAGTATTACCGGGTGACATCATTGAAATTGCAGATAAATCCTATGCTAATGTCAATCTTGGTGGGCGTGTGTTGGCCATTAACGGCAGAACCGTTACCCTTGATGCCCCGATTGAAGTCGCTGGCGAAAAGTACCTAAGTTATTTAGTCAATGATAACAACGGACAGCGGTTAGTTCGTCGCAAAATTTCGCAAATTAACGCCCAAAACAAATCGCTTGTAACATTAGATAGCGAGCCAACAGGCTTACAGGTAATGGATACTTGGGCGTTGCATACCCCGTTAGTCAGTACACAACGCTATCGTGTGCTTGGCGTGGCGGAAAATGAAGATGGTAGCTACGGCATTACCGCATTACAGCACGAGCCACAGAAAGAGCGAATTGTTGATGAAGGGGCGGTTTTTGCTCCTCTGTCTGAAACACGCCATAAAGTTGAGCCACAATTAACACACTTAGGCGTACAACCGACATTAAGCGGCGATATGAAAGTGTCGTGGGAAGTGACATCAGGTAATGGCACGGTTAAATATGACATCAAAGTCTTAAAAGATGGTAAGTTGTATCTGTTTAAACGTGATGAATCCAGTAGTGAGCTGAATCTTGCGGATTTAGCAAATGGTGAATACCAAGTCACGATTATCGCACGAGATGCACAAGGGCGGATGCTGAGCGAAAAAGTACAATCCTTTACGATTGACAATCCACCTACACCTAAAAATGTATCGGTATCGGGCGGTTTATCAGGTATTACGCTGTCTTGGGATTTTGTGGACGAAGCCACGCAAACGGAAATCTGGGCAAGTTCAACCAACAACCTAGCCAACGCAGAGCGGATTGCAAAAGTAACCGCAAATATCTACACCCACAATGTAGGTCCACGCCAAACACGTTATTACTGGCTACGTCATACTCGTGGCATTAACGTGGGGGATTGGTACCAACAGCAAGGTTTAAGTGCAGAAACAGGGGCAGATATTGATGCGGAGCTTGCGTTACTGAATGAAAAGCTAAGTCAAAATATCATTGAAGAAGTCTTTGATACAGCAATGCCAGCTCGCAAATTGGAGATGATCAAAACCGTTGCTCGTATTGACAACCCAACGGAAAACATCGGTCATAAACAGTTATACAACGAAGCTGACGGCAAACTGTATGTTTGGGACGGCAGAAAATACACTGCTAAAGTACAAGCGGTCGATTTAGAAGGAAAACTTGCAAGTAGTCAATTAGACCAAGCTCTTATTAATCAACTTACGACAGCAAGCAGTACAGCCAATAATGCCTTATCCAAAGCTAACACGGTACAAAGTGCGTTAGCTCAAGAGGTAAATCGACGCACGCAAGCGATTCAAGCAGAAGCCAATGCTCGTGGTACTGCGGTGAGCCGATTAGAGCAAGCCGACCGTAAGCAAGCGCAATTAATTACCACTGCCACAACCAAAGCAGATAACGCCTTGTCAGGTTTATCTGAAGAACGTCAAGCACGTATTGCTGGGGATAATGCACAAGCACAGGCTAGAGCGATATTAACAACGAAGGTAGGAAGTGTAGAGAGTGGTATTTCTACCTTGCAGAATAGCGTTGCAAGTGCTAACCGTAGTGTTTCGGAGCTAAGTCAGAGCCTTAATGCTAAGATTGATGGGATTGCGATTGGGGGGTGGAATTTAATTAAAAATTCTCGTCTATTAAACAACACTACCCACTGGAATGTAATTGGTGGAAGAGATGTTAGAAATGGAATCGCAGTTTTAAAAAATTTAAACACGGCAAACTGGTGCTGGAGGCAAGGTGCAATCAATGCACACAATCCAAGCAGTATCTATTGCGGGCAATAGAAAAGCACTTGCGGGTATCTCTTTAGGTGCAAATGGAGGAACTGAAAGTTCTGTGATTGTGATGGCCGATAAATTTAACGTTGTCAAAAATGCACGAGATGGCAACGTTAAGCCAATGTTTAGTGTTGTTAATAACCAAGTTGCTGTTAACGGTGATTTGATTGGAGATGGCACAGTATCGGCTCGAATGATGGCGGCTAACTCAATTGCTGCTGGGGCTATTCAGGGGGGAGCAGTTCGCGCAAATCATGTTGCGGCAGGGGAGATTTCTACTGAAAAACTGGCTTCAGAGGCAGTCACTACCGAGAAAATTCGAAGCAACACAATCACTTCCGATAAAATTGGTACAGGGCAAATTATCACAAATCACATGGTGGCTGGGTCAATAGATGGAAAAATTCTTCGTGCAGGGACGGTAACAGCAGATAAAGTGGTAGCTAGAGTCTCCCTACAATCACCAGTGATTCGAGGGGGGATTTTGGAAGTTGGGAGCCTTATTGGTGGTAACCTCTATGAGGTTAAATCTTTCACACCGGCTGGTCGAAATCAAATGAGCATTACGATCAAGCCTTCAATAGCACAACGATTACTGAAAATGACTTGGGATTATGGTACTGTTAGATTTTCAGGTAATTCTGCTGCTATTGGTGGTACTGGCGATTGGGTAACAAGCATAAAAAATTCAGCAGGTACTGTATCACAGCATTTAAAAGGATTTTACACGCTCGTTATCCCATCTAATACACAGGTAACGTTATCTTTAACATTTAATACCACCCGTATAATGAATCAAATTCTTGTAGAAACAGTTGTTTATTCTGGGTCAAGTTATATACAATAGGTCATACCTTATGACATAGGGGGAAATTATGAAAATCTTGTCTTCAATATCGATGATTGCTTTAGGCGTAACATTGATTGGTTGCGGAAGTGGTGGAGGCGGTGGAGGCAGTAGTGCTAGCAATCCGCCCTCTCAAGTTCCGACAAAGACCGAACCGCAATTACCCACAACACCGCCAACATCTCAGGTTGAAAGTGAATGGAAAGCTAAGATAAGGGAGGCGAAGTTAATTAGGATCGATCATGAGACACTTAGACTTTCTGACGATGTGGCTTTTCCATCTCAGATATTTAATATGGCAGATGAGAAGCTTGGTAAGCTAGAACAAGAATTAGGGCGTAATTGGGTTCTCAAAGCCTACAACTTACCTTATTCTGCAGTTGGCTATGTATTACCAGCAGATGTCTCAACAGATGAATATGGACGTGTCATTGATAGCCGAGCGAATAATTATATGGCTGAAGTAGTTGGTGCGAGAACGGAAATATTACCAAAAGGCTCAGCGTACTATGAAGGAGTTTCTTTTGGTGCAAATTCTGAGGGTAAATTGAAGCTGTCCATAAACTTCTCAGACAAGACTATTTCTGGTTCGGTGACTGATAGAAAGCTACTTAGCACAAAAGAGGCACTAGCAGATATTAGCTTGAAAGAGGCAAATATTTCAGCTGTTGGAGAACACCATTTTTCAGGTGTTGCGGAATCCCAAGGAATACAAGGTAGCTACTATGGCTCATTTTTCGGTCCAAATGCTGAAGAAGTTGGCGGCATCATTCGAGATGATGCTGGCAATAAGTATGAAGGATTTTCTGGCACTAAATAA